AAAGGGCAGTCCAGATGGTAGCGCAAGAAACAAAGCATTTAAAGCAAGACACGCTAAGAACATAGCTAAAGGCAAAATGAGTGCAGCGTTCTGGGCTAATAAAGTTAAGTGGTAAAAGTGTTGTAGAATAGCAACATCATCAACCATCAACCCACAGGGAATGGAATGGAAAACTTTACACAAAACAAAAACATAACACCCGAATCAACTGATAAGGGAGGCGCACAGCCAGGCAACCAAAATGCAAAGAAGGGAAAGCTCTTTTACGATGCATTAAGAATAGCCCTAGTGCAAGAGGATCGTAAGAGCCTACGCAAGATAACAGACAAGCTAGTCAAAGCAGCAGAAGAAGGCGATGCTTGGGCAGTAAAAGAAATCATGGACAGGATGGATGGTAAGCCTGTTAACACTACAGAACTAAGTGGTGCAGAAGGCACTCCATTTAAACTGGTGGTCGCTTGGGAGAAGTAGAGTACGCAGATGACGAAGTAAAACGAGTAGTCATCCCTTATAAGCCCAGAGAGCCACAGTTACAGATCCATCAAGCGATGGAGAGTAATCGTTTTGTAGTGGTAGTGGCACACAGGAGAATGGGTAAGACAGTCCAAGCTCTGAACGCGCTAATCAAAGCAGCAATGGAGAACGACAAGCCTAACCCTAGGTTTGCGTATATAGCACCGACATATAGTCAGGCAAAGAGAGTGGCTTGGGATTACCTTACAGAGTTCGTAAGACCGCTAGATGCTACAGCTAACATTGCGGAACTTAGAGTGGACTTCTATGGCAGACGAATACAGTTGTATGGCTCAGATAACCCAGACTCTTTGCGCGGGCAGTATTTCGATTCTGTAGTGCTAGACGAAATTGGCGATCAAAATCCTAAGATATGGAACGAGATCATTAGACCAGCGTTAGCCGATAGGAAGGGGTCGTGCTTGTTTATCGGCACACCAAAGGGCAATAACCACTTCAAAGAACTGTTCGACAGAGCAGGGAAAGAAGAAGGATGGTCAGCACTACAGTTTAAGGCAAGCGAAACAAAGCTAATAGATTTAGATGAATTATGGTCTGCTCAGAAAGAGATGGGAGACGATAAGTACAACCAAGAGTTCGAGTGTTCATTCTCGGCTGCTGTGGAGGGAAGCTATTACGGCAAACTTCTTAACGAGGCAGAAGAAAAAGGTAGGATGTGTCCGATAGACAGAGATGATCTGTGTAGGACATATGTATCTTGGGACTTAGGCATTGGTGATTCGACTGCGCTGTGGGTAGCACAACTTACAGGACAAGAGGTCAGACTCTTAGACTATGTAGAGAATCATGGTCAAGGACTAGACTGGTATGTTAACTGGCTTAAAGACAACAAGTGGCATCAAGCAGAGCAACTCCTACCACACGATGTAGAGGTAAGAGAACTAGGAACAGGTAAGAGCAGATTGGAAGTGTTGAGAGAATCAGGACTAGATGTCAGGGTTGTGCCAAGACTTTCTGTAGATGATGGAATACAGGCTGTTCGCAGACTCTTACCGAGATGTTGGTTTAACATCCCACAGGCAAAACAAGGGCTAGACTGTCTTAGGAACTACAGGCGAGAGTACAACGAGAAACAAAATGTATTCTTTGCCAAACCTTTGCACGATTGGGCAAGTCATGGCAGCGACTCATTTCGCTATTTAGCGGTAGGCATGGAACAAGAAAACACTTGGTCAAAACCGATAACAGTAAAAACTTCATGGATCGTATAAATGGATGAACAGAAACTAAAGGTCATACTAGAGGCAGAGATAGAAGATTCTATCGGCTATGTAGAGACTGAGACTATCGAGCAACGCACCAAGGCGATCAATTACTACAATCGGTATGCCTATGGGAACGAAGTAGAAGGTCGTAGCCAGATCGTTACAGGCGAAGTAGCCGAAGTCGTAGATGGTGCTTTACCTCAATTACTGCGTATCTTTACAGCCTCAGACGAGTTAGTTCGGTTTGAGCCTAGGATGCCAGGAGATGAGGAAGCAGCCAAGCAAGCAACAGAGTTAGTTAATCTAGTATTTTTTGAGGACAATCCTGGCATTATCTTGATGCACGATTGGTTCAAGGATGCACTTCTACAGAAGAATGGTATTGTCAAATATTGGTGGAAGGATGCAGAGGACACCACCAAAGAGAAGTACAAAGGATTAAACGCAGAAGAACTAACCCTTATGTTTGCTGATGGACAGATGGAGTTAATCAGCCAAGAAACCGAGACAATAGGCTTAGACCCTATGGGTATGCCTTTACTTTCTTACAATGTAGTTGTAAAGAAGAAGAAAGATGTAGGTCGTGTCTGTGTAGAAAATGTGCCACCAGAGGAGTTCTTAATCGCTAAGCGAGACAAGAACCTAAAGGATGCACGATTTGTAGCACACAGAACTTTAATGACCCGATCAGACTTAATTGCCGAAGGGTACGACAAAGACATCGTAGACAATCTACCTTCTTACAACGACCTTACATACACTCCTGAGAGAGTTGCAAGGTTTAGTCAGGGCGAGATGCCAGACGAGACACAGACATTAGACTTCACGATGCAAGATGTAGAAGTGTTTGAGTGCTATATCCGTACAGACTTTGACGATGATGGTATTGCAGAGCTAAGAAAAGTAACTATGGCTGGTAGTGAGATACTAGACAACGAGGAAGCGGATCATATTCCTTTTGCTAGTGTTTGCCCTATCCCTATGCCACACAAGTTCTTTGGACAAAGCCTTGCAGATCGAGCAATGGACATACAGTTAATTAAGTCTACGATCACAAGACAGATTCTAGATAACCTGTACTTGACTAATATGCCACGCATGACAGCGTTAGATGGTCAGGTCAACATGGATGATCTACTGACAGTAGCTCCAAATGGTGTTGTAAGAATGAAGTCTCTGGGCGCAGTACAACCCTTGACAGTTCCACCAACAGCAGCGCAGTCATTCCCCATGTTGGATTACATGGATCAGGTATTGCAAAAGAGATCAGGTGTTACGCAGACAAGTCAGGGATTAGACCCTAACATTCTACAAAACACCACAGCGACAGCTATTGCAATGATGCAACAAGCAGGCGCAGGCAAGATTGAGTTGATTGCTCGTATTTTTGCAGAGACAGGTGTTAAAGAACTATTTAATGGAATCTTCCACCTTTTACAAAAGTATCAAGACAAGCCTAGAGTGGTTCGGGTGCGTGGCAAGTACACCTCGATTGATCCTAGAGAGTGGAAGAACAACTACGACATTATGACCAATGTAGGTCTAGGTACTGGTAGCAAAGATCAGCAAATGGCAATGGCAGCAATGGTTCTACAGAAGCAAGAGCAGATTCTACAGACTCAAGGCTATGCTAATCCGTTAGTCTCCGTTGGTCAGTATCGCAACACATTAGGTCGGTTTATTGAGGCATCTGGCTTTAAGGACTCAGCCGAGTTCTTCAAAGAGATACCTCCAGAACTAGATGCTCAGTTGTCTCAGCCACAGCAACCACAACAACAGCCTAACCCTGCACTCGATATGATGATGCAACAGGCACAGGCACAGATTGAAACAGATCGTGCCAAGGCAATTAATGAGATTGAGATTGCTAAAGCAAAAGCAGAAGCCTCTATCCAACTTGAAAGAGAGAAGGCAGCAGCTAACCTAGAACTTAAGACAGCAGAGTTCCAAGCAGAAGCTCAGTTAAAAGCAGCACAAGTTGGTGCTAGATTAACAGGCGATGTCAGGATACCTAATTGAACAAAGTAGATAGAGCAACCACATTACTTGGAGACGAATTCTTTGTTGAGCTATTAGATGCTCAGAAAGAAGTCTACAAGTCGTACATATTTGGCTCACAAGAGGATGATGTAGAAGGCAGAGAAAAAGCCTTAATCAAACTACGAGCTATAGAAGATTTTGAAGCCTCAATCCAATCAATCGCACAACAAAGCGAAATTGAGAAAAAGAGGATACGATTTTTTTAACAACCTGTAAGGTGATAAAATGAGTGAAAACACCAACCCACAAGGGAGTGTAGACAATTCTGTTAGAGGTGCAGCTAACGCATTTATGTCTTTCCTTGAACCACAAGCAGAGGAGGCGAAAGCCCAACCAGAAGCTAGTGCAGAGGAACAGCAAGAAGAATATTCTGCTGATTCTGAGTCCGAGGAACAAGATGTAAGTTCGGAAGAAGCTGAAAGTCAGGAAGAAGTTGTAGAGGAATCTCCCAAATACCGAGTGAAAGCTAATGGTGAGGAGTTGGAGGTCAGCCTCGATGAACTTTTAAATGGCTACAGTAGGACTGCCGATTACCAGAAGAAAACGCAATCTTTAGCAGAGCAACGAAAAGCTGTAGAAGCTGATCGTGTAAAGATTGATGAAGCATCAAAGACTCGTGATACTTACGCCCAAAGACTCCAAGTCATTGAGCAATTGTTACAGCAAGACTCAGGACAAGACCTGTCAGCATTAAAGGCAGACGATCCTATTGCTTATGCAATCGCCATGGCAGAGAGAATGGAAAAGGATAAGCAGTTGCAGGCGGTGCAGATGGAGAGACAGCGTGTTCAACAAGAACAACAGACTCACCAACAATCACAACTACAACAGCATATCAGGCAAGAGCAACAGAAGTTGGTAGAAGCAATCCCTGAATTTAAGGATGATGTAAAAGCAGAAGTTATCCGTAGAGATATACGGACTTATGCCAAATCCATCGGTTTCTCTGACCAAGAGTTGTCTCAGGTTTATGACAGTCGTGCGGTGCAAACACTTTACAAAGCAATGCAATATGAGAAGTTGATGGCAAATAAAGGGGCTACTGCTAAAAAGGTAGCCGATGCGCCTAAGACTCTCAGACCAGGGACTTCTAACCCTAAAAGCTCTGAAACGGAATCAGTAAAAAAGGAACGAGCAATCCTTCGTCAAACAGGCAATAAGAAGGATGCGGTTCGATTATTTGAACGCTTTTTATAAAGGAATTTAATTATGGCAGCATATGATCGTTATTCAGCCATTGGAGCTCGTGAGGACTTATCTGATGTTATTTATGACATCAGCCCTACCGATACCCCAATCATGTCATCCATTGGTAAAACCAAGGCAACTTCGGTAACTCACGAATGGCAAACAGACGCACTAGCAGCAGCAACTACAGCTAACGCTTTGGTTGAAGGCGCAAGTGCATCTGAGGCAACACTCACCCCATCAACTCGTCTTGCTAACCTCACACAGATCGTTGGTAAAACAGTTATGGTTTCTGGCACTCTCTTGGCTTCTGACCTTGCTGGTCGTAAGTCTGAGATGGCTTATCAATTAGCTAAAGCATCGTCTGAGATCAAGCGTGATATTGAAACAATTATCACATCCAACCAAGGACAAGCAGCAGGTTCTTCTGGTTCGTCTGCTCGTAAGATGGGTACACTCCTGTCTTATATCAAGACAAACACAAGCAAGAATGGTACTTCCGTTACTGGTGTAGACCCAACAACCATTGGTGTCTCTACTCGTACAGATGGATCAACTCGTGCTTTTACAGAGACCATCCTCAAAGATGTTATCGCTAAAGTATTCTCAAGCGGTGGTACACCATCGGCTCTGTTTGTTAGCCCTGCACAAAAGCAAGTAGTAGCAGCTTTTACAGGATTGGCAGCACAGCGTTACCAAGTGCCAACAAGCGGTCAAGCAACTATCCTAGCTGGTGCTGATTTATATCAGTCCGACTTTGGTGTATTGCAGATTGTTCCAAATCGCTTTATGCGTACTCGTGATGCGTTGATCCTTGATCCAGAATATGCTGCATTAGCATATCTGCGACCATTCCAGACCAACGACATTGCAAAAGTAGGCGATGCTGAGAAGAAACAACTCTTAGCTGAACTTACCTTAGAAGTTCGCAATGAGGCAGCACATGGTGGTGCTTTCGACTTATCTTGATAAATAGTAGATAAGTTGTAGAATAGGGGGTGGGCAAAACCTGCCCCCTTTCTAGGAGTCTTTATGTCAGAACTC